TCAGTTCCATTTGTTCCATTAGTACCTGCCGAACTCATAATATTCCAATAAGCTGTCGCATTACCTACTGGTTGATTTGTGTGTGCTTGAATACAAACATAACTAGAGCCACCAGATGAAACTACATCATCTACTGCATAAGCTGTGCTGTTACTGTAAGCACCTTTCCAGTTAAATTTGATAGCACCTAGATTTACTGTTGCCATATTTGTTTCCTTATATTGTTGCTATTAATTCGCCATTACTAATGCTAAATGTAAAACCACTTGCACTAAATAAAACATCATCAAATGTGGCGTATGTTGCACTTGAGATATTGTCTGCACCCTGATTAGTCGTTGTTATAATTAACTGACCATCTGAATTTTTACTAAAACCATAAACTTCTGCTGAACTTGCATTTCCATATTCTAAACCATTTCCACCAGAATTAACTTTGATTACTTGTCCTGCCGATCCAATCGAACTTAAACCTGTACCACCTCTAGCTGTTGCTAAAGTTCCTGCTGTAATATTTGCAGCATTAATTGCAGCTACATTAAATGTACCATAAGCAACTATTGAAATTATATCCCCTGCTGTAGCACCACTAGCCAAAACTACCGAAGTTCCAGATGTTATTGTTACATCAGTTCCATTAACTAACTTAGCTCCATTCAAATAAATATCTATAAATCCTGCGTCATACGCAAGTGTGTTTCCATTATCATCAGATCCTGTAAAAGTAGTTTGTCCACCAGAAGCTGTGTATTTAAACCTTGCTGCTGTTCCATTTACTGTAGATCCTGCTGCTGCCCAACCTGATGATTTATAAACTTTTAATTCGTTTGCTGTAGTATCAAAATAAAGATCCCCAACATCAAGTGATGATCCTGGAGCTGAACTTGCTACTCTGTATCTTTCAGCAAAACTATTAACTCCAGTAATGTTTGCAGCTGTTGTATTAACATTTGCAATTGATCCACCTGTTAAATTTACATTCCCTATAGAACCACCTACAAGACCTATATTAGTGTTTGCTGCTGCAACTGTTCCAATTGTGTTTGATCCACTTAGGTTAGAAGCTACTGTACCAATATTTGTATTTGCATTTGCAACTGTCGTTACATTTCCTGAAATTCCAGAAACTGTATTTATATTTGTAGCATTTGAATTTACAGCACTTACTGCACTTGAAATATTATTAACTCCAGTTATTGCACCTGAGATTGCTGCTACTGAACTTACCTCTGTAGCTTTTGGAACTAATCTATGAAAATTGTATGTGTGTTGTGTGGTTGTAGATTCAACTAAGATACCAAAACCTGCTGCTAAAGTAGCTCCATTACCACAATTATTTAAAGTAACTGTTGATCCACCAACTGTTCCATTTGAAATAGAAACTACACCAGAGCTATTTGCAGTATGAGAACTTGCAAGTGCTTGAACACTAACAATAGTTCCTACACCATCATTGACATCTGGATTTGTATTTGGAAAACTTGTTTCGTTTGCAATTGGTACAAAACCACCTACATCATCTACAAGATCAGTAACTCTTGCATCTATAGCACCAGTTGTAGCAATAAAATTATCGTTACTTGTCCAAGATTGACCAGAGTTAATTAATTCAGATGTATCTTTATTTAAAAATCTAGTGTCTGCTGCTGATGTTGTATAAAAAGTAGTATCGTTTGGTGTATGAGCTGCTTGTTCTGAATTTGTAACTATAGCTGCATCTGCTATTTTACCAATTGTTACAGCATCATCTGCTATCTTTGCAGTAGTTACATTACTGTCTGCGATCTTAGCAGTTGTAATATTTGAGTTTGCAATATGAGCTGTATCAATACTACCATCTACATAATGTTCTGAATCTATACTGTTATCTGCAATCTTAGTTCCATTTATTGCATCTGCATTTATCTTAGCAGTAGTGATTGCGTTGTCTGGAATTTTTGCAGTTGTAACATTATTATCTAAAATTTTTGCAGTTGTAATAGCATTGTCAGCTATCTTAGTTGTAGTAACTGCATTAGCATTGATCTTGGCTTCTGTAATTGCATTTGCATTTATTTGTGCAGCTTGAACTGCATTGTCTGCAATTTTTGCATTTGTAACTGCATCATCTGCAATCTTTGCAGTAGTGATTGAGTTGTTAGTTAAATTACCTGCACTAATAACATCTGTTGGTATTGAGTTACCTGTTTTAGTTAAGATAGCTAAATAAATTGTTAATGTTTCATTTTGTAATGTACCACTATCTAAAGTTACATTTACTGTTGTGTTTGAAGAAAAAGATGAACTTGATATTGTTCCATAAACAGTTCCTGTGCTAGATCCTATAATTTTAACTCTACGACCTGCATGATAAAATGCAGTTACATTTACGCCATTTATTGTAAATGAACTTGCACTTGCATAAGCACTTGTAAAAGCTGCATCACCATCACCATAAATTACCCATTGTGCATCATTATACCACTCTCTAGTATTTTTCATTAATGCTCTAATTGCATTATTCAAATCACTAGGTAACATTCCCTCTGCTGTATTTATTCCATTTAAAGATGTGTTACTTGATTGTGTAGTTGAGTAATCTTTAATTCCTGCCATTTATTTGCTCCTAATTCATAAACCAACTAAAAGCTTTATCGCTTTCAGCATTGTTCTTGTTAATTAATGTATTCACAGCTTCCTCAACTTGTCTTTGAAAAAACTCTTGTGTTTCAATTGAATATCTAATGTTATCTATATCTATTTTATCTGACATTATCTTTCCCCACCTTGACTAGCTTTTAAATCTATTCCTTGTGCATGGTTCCAAACAGTTCCTGCTGGTATTTTTACATTAGCTCTAAAATATCTACCTGATTGTCTTACAGGACTTATGCCTGATGTATTTGATGTGCTTGATGAAGAAGTTGTAATTGAGTCTGCTAATTTATCTCTAGTTTTAACTGTAACATTTGCAGTAGCATCAACAATTGGTCTGATACCTGTAATATTAGCTCTTAAACCTGGAAATATTTCTTGTTCTCTTGTTTCAATTTCAGCTTCTAAATTGGTTCCTGAAAAAATTGCTGCTTTAAAATTTTCATCAATAGCACCTAATCTTAAATGTCCAGCAGTCCAATAAGGTGTATCTAATGAAATATTAATTTCATCTAAGTTTTCAGATATTAAATCCATTAACTCAACTGTGTTAAAACTTACAAACTGTTCAAAAATTTGTGATGCTTTAACATTAGCAATTGACCATTTTTGAGTTACATAATTATAAATAAGTAATCTATCGCAAATCCCTGTAGTATTTCCTGGATTATTTTTACTTGGATATAACCATATCGCTAAAGTATTAAATGGATCTACTGCTGCTGTAATTCTATCAGTAAATGCTTTGTTTAAATCAAGATCAAAAAATCTATTAACTTTTTCTGCACCGATAGGTAAAACTTGATCTCCATTAATTTGAAAAAATCCATCATCAGCATAAAAGAAAACTTGTCTGTTGTCCTGGCAAACACTTTGACCATAAACAGCTCCTCTATTAGGAGATATAACTGAAAATCTAAAAACTACATTTCCACCAACAAAGTCCATTCTAGTTATTTGATTTTGTCTAAAAACATAACCAACCTCACCAGAAGTTATCGCAACTATTTGACCACCTGATCCTGGTAGTTCTTGAGTATCTGATGAGCTAACACCAGCTTCCCAAGTTGAAATATCGTTTATACCTGACCAAGCAACTTTGTTTTTTGCGTTCTCTATGTTACCTGTTACTAAGAAATCCCTAATAACACCTGAAACTCTAAATTTAGATGGTACAGTTCCTGCTGTTGCAATACTCTGTAGTGTTGCAAAGTTAGTTGAAGTACCCATTAGATAATACATTGGAGCATTAACTCCATTACTTGCTATAATGTATTGTCCAAATTGCGTAAAAGTAAAAAAATCTGTATCTGTACCTGATATAGTTAAACTACCCTTAACAGATGTAAATGTACCAGATGTTAATTTATAAATATTGTCTTTAGTTCCAACAAAAGTAAATACTGTATTTGTATTATCTCTAAAACTACCTGCACCTTTTGCATTTTGTGTAACATTTGATGTACCACTATAAGGTACTAAACCTTTTACAGGCTTATATGAAGTCTGAGCATGGTAAACATTAGTCGCCACAGTTGCACCTGGATTTAAGTTATCTGGTTGGTCTGGCAACCATTCACCAAAAGGTAATTGCATTATTTTTTCCTATTATAAAGTTGAAACAAATGGAGAAGCTACTGTGCTATCACCTCTAACCTGTAAAGGAGCACCATTATATTCATCTTCTCTATCATTTAATTCTAATCGTTCCATAGCTGTTGCATACATACTTTGCCATGTTTGAACCTGTTGAGGATTGATACCACCTAAAAAGTTTGCTGCATGAAATAAAGATCCATACAAATATATTGCTGGATGTGATGCTAAGATATAGTTTGTTGAAACTGTTGAACTTAAAGCTGGAAATTTTTTAAAATAATTCATTATAGCTGTGTAAGTTCCATCAGGTACTGGAGAAAATCTTAATGTATCTCCTAAAATTGTAAATGAAGTTGGCTTTCCAGTAGTTGATGTTCCTGTAGTCGCATCCATTTGTGATGGTGTTGTATATATTAATGGAGTTTTAGTTTGACCACTAATAATATAAAAATCTCTTATTTGTAAAAAGTCAGTAGGTAAATCTTCTGTTTCAGCATTAACAGTTATACTTACTTGTGCGATCATACTTCTAACTCTTAATTTAGAGTTAAAATCAGCTTCTGCTAATTTAATAAAGTCATCAGCTATCTCTGTTGTTAAATC